GCATGGACGTATGTCAGCAAGTCCTGCGTGTACTCATGCAGCGCACGCGGCAGGCTGCGTAGGAACTTGTTGATCGAGCGGTAGCCACCAATCTTACGCGGCAGGCCGCGCTGGAAGCGCACCCACTGGCCGTCGACGTACTGGTCGCCCTCGAACTTCGTCCCGTCCCGCTTGATGCCGGGCTTTGACATTATCTGTACGATTTGTTCGGCCATCTGTAATCCTTACGTGTACGCGAACGAAACTTGGCCACGGGCACCCGTACCGGAGACGACGTTGCTCAGATCGAGGCCACTGGCACCGCCACCGCCACCGGGAGCCGAACCATTGCCGGGGGCTACGCCGCCCGCAGCGCCGCTTGCGCCGTTGCCTCCGTCGCCGCCGTTTACTGCGTCTTGTCCATCGTCGCCGCTGGTGTTGGTGGTGCCGCCAGTTGCCGAGCCGCCTGTGCCGCCAGCACTGGTGTTGCCGCCAATCCCACCATTGGCAGTCATACTTACCGAACCGCCAGAAACTGTGCCGGACACTGAGGAAGTTTTGCCTGTACCGCCGATACCCTGTGTAGTGCGTCCCGTCGTCGTGCCGCCGACTGTGTAGGTCATGGTGTTTCCACCAACAACGGCGATAGTCCGCACGGCCCGTGAGCCGCCGCCGCCGCCACCGCCGAGGGTGGTAGCGTTAAAGCCGCCAGCGCCGCCGCCGCCATCCACGGTAATCGTAACAGAAGTGGCCCCTGTAGGCACCGTCTCGGTCGCGCCTGTGCCTGTCGTATACGTGTTCGTAACTGGCGTAAATTTGCTTGTGCCGTAAAAGTTACGGATGCTGATTGCTCCGCTTGACGGCACCGCGCCGTAAGTTCCGCTTGTGCCTGAAGGGACGTTCGCCCCGCCAGCATAATACTCGTTCAACCCGATAGGGTTCGTGCCACCAAACTCAGTTTGGATATTGGCGAGTGTGAGGGGGCCGCTGGTAGGCAGTGCCATTATTTAGCTCCCCGTAGCTCGTCCACTTCAGCCTTTAACTCTGCGATGGCCGCGAAGGCGACAGCAACGAGTTTCTCATAGTCAACTGCCAATGTGCCGTCTTCGCGGGTGCGGACGGCCAGCGGGAACATCGACTGCACATCCTGCGCGATGACACCGAAGTCGGACTTCTGGACGAAGTAGCCGTCCTCGCCGCCGTGCTCTGCGATGTAGGCGTCGGTCCAGTCGAAGGTCTTGCCGCCGACCGCAGACACGATACCGAGAGCGTTCTCGATTGGCTGCACGTTCTCCTTCAGACGGGCGTCCGAGGAGTAGTAAGCAGTGACGTTGTTCGTCGCGCGGATTTCGCCTGCGGTGCCGGAGCCAGCGGTGCCGACGCCCAACGAGTTAAATTGGACGTTTGACCCAGTGCCGAGGCCGAGGTTAGTCGCGGCACCGGATGATGTTGTCGAGCCTGTTCCGCCGTTGGCCACCGCCAGCGTGCCGCCGAGCGTAAGCGTTCCGGATGTTGTGATTGGGCCGCCAGACAAGGTAAGGCCCGTTGAACCGCCAGACCCGTTGACGCTGGTTACAGTGCCTGTGTTGCTCGTGAAGCCTGACGGGTTACTCGCGGCGTAAGCACCGAGAGCCGACAAGGCCGCCGCTGCGGACGTTGCGCCTGTGCCGCCTTGGCCGATAGACAGCGCCGTGGTAAGGCCCGACAGCGATGTGATGTCCGAGTTCGCACCGGAGCCTGCCGCGCCGAGGTTGAGACGTGCGCCGGAGGAACTGGTCGCGCCAGTTCCCCCTGACGCCACTGCGAGGGTGCCCCCGAGTGTGAGTGTGCCTGAAGTTGTGATAGGTGAACCAGTGAACGAGAGGCCCGTCGTGCCGCCCGACGCGGCCACTGAAGTTACCGAACCGCCGCCAGCGGTAGACGCGATGGTGATACCGCCCGCGCTGTTCGTGATGGTGATGCCCGACCCAGCCGTCAGGGTCGCCTTCGTGAGCGTGTTGCCTGTGCTATTTCCGATGAGCAACTGCCCGTCGGTGTACGTCGTCTGGCCTGTGCCGCCGTTGGCGACGGGCAGCGCAGTGCCCGAGTACGACAACGCAAGCGTGCCAGTCGTCGTGACTGGCGAGCCGGATACGGTGAAGATGGAAGGGGCCGACAAGGCCACGCTCGACACCGAGCCACCTGCCGCCGCGCCGACACCATTGATGAAGAGGCCCGTGGCGTTGATAGTGCCCGCGCCAAGTGCGCCGCCGGTAGGCGCTCCGATCTGGATACCCGATGAGTTAAGCAGCGCGGTGATGTCCGAGTTCGCGCCGCTCGCAGCCGCGCCGAGGTTGGTGCGCGCAGCACCGGCGGTCGTTGCGCCAGTTCCGCCCTGCGCGACGGTCAACGCCGTCGTGAGGCCGGTGATTGCCGTGATGTCGGAGTTCGCGCCTGCGGCTGCGGCACCGATGGCCGAACGCGCCGCAGCCGTTGTCGCCGCCGTAAACACGGACGTGCCGATGCCTGTGCCGCCGAGGTTGGTCAGCGCCGATGGCGCGTTGACCGCGCCCGTTCCGCCTTGGATGACGGGAACGACACCGGTAAAGGCTGCCGAGGTGGTCGCCGAGATGATGTTCGTGCCGTCGCAATACAGGATGGCCGTTGCGCCCTGCGTGACCAAAGTGGCCGCGCCACTGGCAGTCTTGATGCCGAGTGTGAACGCGCCAGTCGTGGCGTTGTTCACCCAGTATTGCTGAACCGTTGCAGGCACAACGATGTTGACGTTGGACGTCAGCGTGCCCGTGAACTTGTACGCAATACGGTTCAACTCAGAGCCAGCGAGCGTGTACGTGCCGCCAGTGACGGCGATGGTCGTGTAGTCGAAGGCGAAGACCGCCTGTTGGCCGAGGCCGATGGTGTACCACTGGACGCCGTCACTGACGACCACGGCGCTGTCGCCCGGCTGTAAGAGCAGCGTCGAGCCTGCGTTGATAAGCTCGGAGCCGGACGGGTCAACGGTCAAGTCGCCTTGGCCGCCGTTGCGGACTTGCACAAACCAGCCATCGCCAGCGGCGACAGCGGTAGGCAGGTTCAGCGTGCCGAGGCCGCCGTTCCAGACAAATACCTTTGCGCGGTCAGGCGCAGTCAGCGAGTATGGCGTGGTCGAGAAGTCGATGACTTCGTAATTCTGTGCGAGTTCCGACCCGTCTGCTACCAGACCGGCACCGGCCAGCGCGGCGGCCTGAGCCTGTGCCACAGCCGCGCCGTAGCGGAATGTGCGCCAGACACCGCCGACGGTGGTGTTGTCGATGAGGTACGCCTGCCACTGCTCGCCTGCGCCGATGCTCAGGATTGCGTTGCCAGCGGCGTTGTCGACCGTGATTGTGTCGGGGCCGAGGTTATTGAACAAGACTGTCTGACCGACACCGACCGACATCGCGTCGGGCATCGCTATCGTGTATGGCCCGGTTGGTGTGATGTCGATGATGCGTGCGACGACGTTATTGCCGGTGGTGGCCTCAAGCGGCCACTCGAGGGCGATGTCGCTGGTCAACGCAAGTGCGAGGTACGATACGTCCGAGGGGTAGATTGTCGTACCGCCGAAGACTTGAGTGAATGACGTGGACATTATTACGCCTCCTTGCGCACGGCGGATCGGTCTAGGATTTTGGCGAGGTCTTCGCCGTTCAACATTGCCGCCGCGCGGTCATACATGCTCTGCCAAACTGGGATGCGTTCGTCGTTCTTCAGGAACGGCGTTGCCTCAACCAGCGTGCCGTAAAGCAGAAGCTGCGGGGCGTATTCTGTAATCCAGTTCGTCTGCACGCTCTCGTCGAGCAAGGGCGGCAGTTCGTAATACAGGATTTCGAATGGGTATTCTGCGTCCGGTGTCGGCGCGAACAACCAGTGGCTGTAATCATAGTCGCTGTAGAAGAGGGGCGTGTCCGTCTCCAGCGAATTTGGCCAGTAGGACCGCAGGTATTCGTACACGCGGGCGTATATGATTTTACGGTTGTCGAATGTAGCGCCTGTGCCGATGTTGATCGACACCGTGTCGCGCCAGCGGTCGGGCTTAGGGTAGACAGACTGGCCCGCAGAGAGCGTGCCGGTCACGACGTTGATGAAGCCTTCGACCTTCAGCTCGCGGGC